AAGAAAAGGTAAACCCTTTTCAACCACTCCCCAAATGGAGAGAAGCATCACAAGAGTGATGCTGAATTGACCCCTCGGGGAGGTCTACTTCCATGGATGGAAGCATCGTCGTAGCACGGTCCGTGTCTTCTTTCTTCTAGTGAATGCTAGATAACCATCGTTTGATTGATGGGAATCCTTCATTCGCCGCATTAAGCGGTCAGAAGAGATCTTACCATTCTGAGCCCCGTAAAGGGCCGCAGAATAAGCGGTAGGATCCGAAGCCACGCGGAGTAGTGGGGAAGATCCCAGCGTATAATACGCGTGACCTTCCCAGCCATGTTTGTAGTGACGAGACTTGAGTTTTTCTCTCAAATCAACGTCGTATTCTACGAAATGGCCGTCTCCATATCCGTCTGGTCCAACTAGCCTATGATATGCTCTCGGAACGAGAGCTTTCAGGGCATCATACAAGGCACTCCAACGATCATCATAACGATGATTGTCGAGGCGTTTTATATGATTACACCATCCCATAAGGGATGCTGTAGTTGGATTCCGTTTAAGGAAAAGCGGACGTACCGGTGCGCCCAAGAACCAATCGCAACCGCATGATTCCGGAAAGGGACCAGCGGAAAACGATTTGGCGTGATTTACCGAGAAGCCGCACAGTTCAAGAACTGTGCTAAGCATCTCGTATGCAGCTGTGGGGACGATAATATCGTCACCATAGACACTAACAGACTCGGTTGAAATACCGAGTTCGGCGCAAGTTGCGCGAGCGAGAGACAGAAATATTAACGTCTCTAACTCGAAAGTGTATCCATTGCCCATAGAAGAGAATTTCTGAAGTTCATAGAACTTCCCTTCATATGTAAAGCAAGGAGATCTGCAAGAGTTAAGTAAATCAAACCATGGTTCGGGTAGTAAATGCCACACGACCGCCTTCGATATTAAATCGGAGGCTGAAGAGAGATCAATAGTAGCTAGTTCACCGCGGACGGATCCGCGTTTCGCTAGCATTTGATTTCTCCCTTGGTCAGTGGTATCACAACCCGCTCTGCGCAGCCTGTTTCGTATAACTGAACCGACTCCCCCTTGAACAAATGAGTTCAAGAGAGGTTCTGTACAGATAGTACGATCAGTCTTCGCAGTCTTAGGGACGAAACCTAGTTCGCTGCCAAATACGAGCTGGACCTTTGCCTTAGAGGCTAAAGGACCAAATCGCGATGGCACTTCCTCCAAAAACCTAGCTTGCATCCACGAAGGACACGAGCTAAGTATTGTCGGAAGGAACGGACGTAGGTTCGAGGTGTAAGTCAACTCTGCATTTAACTTGTCATGAACTGACGTGTTTTTATGCAAATTGACGTTATTACCAGGTCCAAAGGAAAAGTCAAGTTCCTCCACAGAGGGGCAACGGCCGAGTATACGTTCGATTTTTCGTGCTGCGGTATGAAGTATACCGCATTCCACGCGCTTCCCTTTAAAGGGAGCGTCGAATGTAACCCAATCGTTGTTCATCTGGAGGCATTTGACTTCGGCCTTGATGAAGCTGGACATAGCCTCTTTCTTAGTATCAAAGATACGCGGAAAGAACTCAGCCTTGGAAAACAACTTCGTCGATTGATAATCGAAGAAGAAGTGATCAGCAGTAAGGTAGTCATTAGCATCAATACTCATTTCTAAGTATTGAGCGTATTCACGGTGTTTTAACCGTAAGAATACACCTAATGAAACACCTGTGTTGATCTTCTCAAGGAAGGGCTGGCTAGTCAGCAAGAGAGAGTCGAAAGACCTCTTCTTGTACGAAGTCCGAAAGGACTTCTCTAGAAATGTTTTCATTTCTTTCTTCATCATGTACCTCGATTCTCTGATGCATAAAAGTTCCACCAGCCCCGAAAAGGACTAGTGGTAATAATATCCTCACCAAGATAAACTTATCTTTAAGTGAGGAAACGTTGCTTATGTTAAAAAGAAGCTTGTAAAACAGCTTAATTTTAATAAGGCAACGCCGCATCAGTAACCAAGTCACCGACAGGTGTTGAATCAAGCGCGTTCGCTACATAAGCGAGCAAATTTGCTTTTTCCAACGCTGTGGATCTATCCGGAATTACGAAGTCTACATTAGCCATTAGGCTATAAGACAGCGTAGGTCCAGGAGTAAATCCTGAGGCGGCTGTGGCTGAAGTTTCGAGTACAGGGATCCTGACTCTAACCGTCGCTTTGTGGTTTCGATTGCTGTTTGTAGGCAACCGACTCCCCAGAGATAAACTTGGATAACCAACTGTAACACCACCACTTCGGTCGTGATACGTGATCAATCCAGGCTTATTCTCAGCGGGTTCAAAAGTATGAGCAGCGGGAACGCTGTCATTTAATGCAATGTTTGCTAATGCAGCCATTGTATTTTCTCCATGCGTGTTTTCACGCGTGAACTTGATAGTGCCCAGAGACGGAATGTCTCATGTAAAAGCGCTAACAAGTAAAGCTAAAGACGTAACCACTTTATTGGTGTTGAGGGCTTTTGTCATTTTCTTAGCTTTCAGAATATTAGTACGTGCAGGGTATGACGTAAGAACAGTACGTTCGAAGCTCTTATCAGAGCTTTCGTACGTCCAGTTCGTACCATACCACTGCCCGCCATAATAAGCTGAGCTAATGGATGAGTCAAAACCTTCTTCAACTTTAACCATCATCGCGCCGGACGAAAATTTCGTTCCAGCGGTAGCGGATAAAGAGTCAATAAAGTTGCCGACTGGTAAGAACCAGTCGACTACAAAGCTAAACGGGAGGAGTTCCCACGCCACTGATGCCGGGTTTGTTAACCCGAGACCTGCGGCCGTGCGAAGTCCTGGGCTGACAACGCGGCTATAAACCGCGTATCGGACCGAGACTTTCCTCTCTCCGTTTACAACAACTTTGTAGTTACTATTTGGTGCCAGAACGGCTGATGTTTTTGCCTTTCCAGATCCGTAAGATCTCAAGTCAGACGAATTCGCTTTAGCGAAATGTCGACCGAGAGCCTCGGACCCGGAATGCACTTCCATCAGTAGCGGTTTCCAGCCGTACTTGACTTCAAGCCAAGATCCGGCAGCAAACTGCAACCCGGCTTTCGCGACATCACCAGAGCGGAGAGCTTGTTTTCGCGCCGTATTACTACGACGCACAAGACTCCGATAGTGAGGTCCCGAGCCCGCTCCTAAAGAGCGGAAAGCACCGGGCACGTCAAAGCGCCTAAGTGATCTAAAAGCACCGCCTAATCGAGTGGCAGTGGAAGCAACTAAACGCAATGTCTTTGGCATTTCTGCCGCGGACACTGAAGCGTTAAAATCGCCTTCACTGACATCCTCGAATAGACCTGCGGTCGCTTGTGCTACAGCCTGTTCTGTGAGCTCAGCCACGGATTCATCGTATGAAACGCTGATTCCGCGGTGAGACCAGAACGTAGAGGAAGTTGGCCAAGGTTCAGGCCAATATCCTTTAGGTTGTTTTACAATCGACTTAGACCACTTATAATAGTTAATAGGAAGAACAGATCCTTCGGCAATGAGCTTTCGATATTCGGGAGTGGCGTTTCGGTCTCGACCTTCAAAGTGCTGGAATGTAGTACCAGTACCAGTTGAAGATGAGTCCGTTTCGACAATCGCGGTATCGTAAGCCCAAGCCATTAGGAGTTCCCCCTATAACTATCCTGAGTATCAAAGAACATCTGATCCTCAGTATCGTCGTGAGACGAGTTGTTGACGTTTCCGTTTTCTCCTCCATAGTGATCAACTCTTTCACAGTCAAGCCCGCCATTAAATGGCAACCTGACAAGTGAATAGAAGAGATCAAATGGGTTAGAGAACTCGGATTCATCAATAGAGAAGATTTCAACCGTGCAATTCCCTGGATCAATAAGTGTGACAACAACAGAGTTCTCCATAATAGTATATACATACATTATGGTTCGCTCCCCGTCGTCAGACAAAAGGATCTCATGGTGGAACGCCAAAGGCGCTTCAAACATGTTAGGGTTCTGCATGGTGTATCTCCTCTATATTCGCCGGAAACGGCGTTGTGGTTAGCAAGCTAACCATAGTAAAACAGGCATCGAATGATACCTGAGTAGCCCTAGGCGGTTAAGCCTAGTAGACGCATAGCGTCCAGCCCCCCTTGCGG